TCTCTTCAATCAGCATAATGCCGCCCTTGGTGGTCTTCTTCTTGGACCGACGGATCTGTACCATCACACGGCCACCAAGAGGTTTTGCACCAGGATCTACGCTCGGAAATGCCCAAGCCATCTCAGCGTCGTGAGACGCTACTGGTTCATTCATATTCATCTTCATCTCTCAAAATAGAGTCAATCATCTGGAGCGTTTGTTCAAAGCCCAGATATATCCCGACCGTGCGCTGATACGCTTCCCAATTCGCAGCATTTCCTGCTGCAAGAGACTGGCTTATTTCAGCCTGGCGTATCTTGATGTCACGGATCAGGTCCGCTAATGGGTTCACTTTTTCTTAGCCGGCAGTGCGCCTCCTTTGGTTTTAGGTTGTTGGGTTTGGCCTTTGGACTGCAGGCTGGTGCCGTCAAGATTTGCGCCCATCGCGATACGCTTGTGATAGGGCACGGCTTCGTTGTCTTTCAGGTTGTTACTGGATGGTTGGGCCACGATTAGCTCCTAAGTTGCGTTGTGCTTCGTTTTGAAGCCGGATAGCAGTCTCAAACTGCTCTGCCTGCAATTGCTCATCCTTCTGGGTGAGTTGTGCAGTTGCGATGCGCTCCTTGGTGAGGTTGTTTGTGGCGTTCAGTGCCACCTCCAACTGGTCACGCTCGGCTGCGCGTTGTTGATCGCCCTGCAGGCGTGCCATGTCAATCTGGCCACGCTGCTGCATATCGGCACCTTTAAGTTGCATCTCAGCCTGATCACGCTGTGCGCGCCGCTGAGTCTCAGCCAGGCTGGTTTCCTTGAGCACTTGTGCCTCAGGCGGTAGTTGCGGCTGGGGCGTAAGTTTCTGCATGGCTTGCATGAGTTGCTGCAGCTTGGGCACCATTTGCTGGAAGGCTGCATTGGTGTCTTGCATAACATGCTGCGATGCAATAGCAAAGGTCTTGTCGATTTCCGAGGTCAGCATCTTGTTCTCGTAATCGCTTTCTGCCATGGGTTTGCCACGAGCCTTGTTCACATAGCCATTCATGCGACCTAAGTACCATAAGACCATGTGCTGCTTGATGTGCTCGAGCACCCGCGGCAGGTAGAACGATGCCATGATGGGATTGCCACCAAAGGCAGGGTTAAGCGCGAAGTCCAGGTGCGTTTGGATGTGCGATAACTGGTCCTGATGCGGGTAAGCGTAAGCATTCTGGCCGAGCGCCATGGCCACATTCTCATCAGACGCTGGGCGCTCCTCGGGAACTGGCGTTCCTTTGAGCAATTCGTTGATGCCAGGGATCTTTAGCTGCTTGAGCAGGCGCTCTTCAACTGCGCGACGGTCATAAAGGTCAGGTGCCTTATCCGATCGTGCTAAAACCGCCTGAATCTGCGCCATGCGCTGGGTTTCAGAGAAGATATTGGGATCTGAGACAGGCACCACATCGCCCATGCGCTCAAAATCGCCGGGTTGGACCTCCAAATCGACCACATCCTCACCGCGGCGCATGTCTTCGATGTACCAACGGTTAAGGCGCTGCAAAATCTTCAGTACGCGGCCCTGTGACTTGTGCAATCGGGCATGAATGGCCGAAAACACGGCTGCACCCTGCTCAATCAGTGCCTGTGTCGTGCCTACAGGGGCCTGAGAATTGATGTCAGCGATCTTTTCCTCAGCGGTGGTCACTACACCCTTGGCAGCCTTGTCTAAGAAGCCCAAAAGCTCGAATAACACGGGGCTTGGGGGGTTAAAAGGCATGGGCATGGCAATCTTGCGGATGTCATCCACACCTGGCGCAGCTTCAATCTCAACAACCTGGGTCACATCAGCCTGAACGGACTGGCCTGAGACCTTGGCACCCTTCAGTTTGAGCGTGGCAGGGGCGTTATTGATGTGCGCTGAGTCTAAAAGCGCCCGTAAGGCTCCTGTAAGTGCTGCTGCCAGGCCGCCAATGAGGTGGGGCATACCAATAGCGTAGGCACCGCGCCATGGGATAAATTTGTACTCGACCACCCAGTCGAGTTTTTCCATGGTTTCGTCGCCTTCTTCCCAATTGCGGTACAAACCGACCACTTCACGGTCGATTTCATCCACCATTAGGATGTAAGGCGCCATGTCACCCTTGGAATAGGTGTCATCATCAAGCTCAAGGTAGGTGTAAATGTGAAAAACACGGCGCATCCCGTCGATGTTTTCCTCGGCTTTGCGCCCTTCGATCTTGTTGTTGGCCTTTTCTGGCCGGGTTGGCTCAGGCTCCAGGCTTACGCGGGTCAAGCTGATGTCGCGATACAGGCCTGCATCAATGCGTTGGTTGAATTCAAACTCAGTGATGTCATGAATCTCTGCAGCGCGCTGTGCGGTGTAAAAACTTGTGGCTGCAAACGGGATCAGGACCTTGTCGATGGGCAAAAACTCTGCCACCGGGCGCATTTTTTTGTCATCCCAGTACAGTTTGAGATACTGAGAGCCGCCAAGGGGCAGTTGCGTGAGCAGTTGCTCTTGCTCATCGCGGAATTCTTCGATCTGCTCGATAAGCTGCCAGTTCATCCAATCGCGTTTGCGCTCTGCACGCTTGGTTTTCTCCTCGTCAGTCTCGCCAAGGATCTTGGTTTTGACCGGGCCATCAGGTGGGAATAGCTCCTTGATGGTCCTCGAGGCAAAATCCACGCAGGCTTCAGCAATAACGGGGTGGACTACCTTGCTGGCACCGAAGAAAGTAGCGCCACCAGGGGCGTCTTTGCCCATGCCCGTGCGCTTGATACCCTCTTCGTACTGCTTATCGCGGTCCTCGCGTGCTGTTTTGTCCTTATCCAGCAGGTTTAAGTAGCGCGATGCCATAGCATCCAGCGTAATGGGATCTATAACTTCTGCTAAGTTCTCGTAAAAGTCGGGATCTTCCAGCGGCCCTTTAGTGCTTGGCATGTAAACCACTGCCGAGCCATCGGGAAGCTCTTCAATCTCAGCCTCTTCATCAGGCAACTCGGCTGACATATCAGCGACGGGCACCTCGTCATCGGCCATACCGCTGATAAAGCGGCCATAGTCCTGCTCGATGGGCATCTCAGGCATGTTTTTTCCTTAGTAATTCAAGGCGCATTGCGTCAAGATTGTTTGAAATACGAACCTTGCCACCCTTTTTATATTCATCTTCCTGCATTGCTGCGGCGCCAAGACCTGCTGCTATTGGTATTGCTGACTTAAATGATGTTGATCCTGTGTTGCCCAAAGAGCCTTTCATTGATAAAGAATCTCTTTGCGGCCCAGTTAAAGCATCTAACAATCTAACTGATGAAGCATTAAAAAAACTTTGAATATTTTGCATTTCTTCAGGTGGTATATTGCCTTTGCTTATTAGCACGGCATTGTTTGCATTGGCCCTTTCTAAGCCCTTAAGAATATTAATGGCAGTGCCAGATTTTCTTAAGTTAGAAAACTGCGCGGCATCAATAGGCATAAAACCAACAGGATAATTTTGGTTGTTTAGCAGCAATACTCCAGTCTGATCGCCAATAAATTTATCTGCAAACTTTGCAATATCTTTTGGGCCTTGAAACTGAGTTGCATCCATGACCTGCGCTTTTTTCAAGGTGCGCTCAACCATGTCAATTGATTTATTGCGTATTGCTGGCGGTATTTTTGTATCTTTTGAAGATGATTTGCTTAATGGATCATAAAACGCAAATTTATCCTTTCCTATAGCTAACATGCCTCGCATTTGAACGCCAGTGTCCTGAGTCATGTTTAACAAGACATCAGCAAGTCTTTCGTCTGCATTTGATAATTGTGAAACGCCACTTGGATGATTGTGTGAGATGTAAAAACCTTTTGCGCCAGGTGTATTGGCAATGGCGCCGACAAGTGAAAACGGTTCAGCGGAGGATTGATTGATCAACCCTACGGTATGCCTGATAACCTGAATTGGCTTGTTGTTCTCATCAACCACGACAGCTACAAGTTGTTCTTGTGGAGACTTGCGTAAGCCTGCCGTAAGATGGGCTACTTGCTCTGGGGTTTCGGCAACATCAAATCCTGTCCTAACTGGCTTGACAGTTGAAAATCCTGTTGTTGTGGCAAATTGTCCAGTTGGCAGTTGTACGGTGGTGATGGGTTGTATGTTGTTAGGGGTAGGAATTGATGGCACTTGTCCAGGTAAGGAACTTGGTTCTCTGACATTTAATTTTCCTTTTTCTGCCATTTCAGCAGTCATTTCTGCGATGCTTTTTGGCGCAGCCTTGCTGATCTGCTCAACTGGCTTTGCAGTCAGTTGCGCAGCCTCTATTGCTGGCTCGGCAATTTTTGCCGTTTTTGCAACCCTGCCTATCGTCGCTGGCAAGCCAAGCATAGGAATCATTGATAGGCCTTGGCCAATCTTCTGAAGGTCGGTTGATCCTGCGCCAGACATATAGCCTTCAGCAAGTTCACCTGCGCCTGATGCAATGCGTCCAATAGGGCTTTCCTCAAGCGCTGTAAGCGCTTGCTGTACATCTTCTTTACCTTGGCCATAACCAGGCAATGAACTAACGCCACGCGGTGCTGTGCGGCCAAAGAATTGGTCGGTAGAGCCACCAGCTTGCATTCGTGGCGCTCTCATTAGCTCAAGCAACATCGTGTCAGGGTTGTCAGATATGTGAACTCGCCTTATGGCACCGCCTTGCTTATACGGGGTTACTGGTACTTTTCCAAAGAGCACAGCGCTTGGCTTAGTAGATTGTGGGCTGATATACCCAGCGTAACCATAGTCGCGAATCAGGCGCTCAAGCGCATTGGTTGCTTCGGCAGGTTGCGCCAATCCTTTGTTGCTGCTTGCCGTCATGGGTATGCGTGTTGTCTCTCTAGCCAACATACTGAGCATGAGCGGATCAGCCGATAAGTCATAAAGGTTTTCGCCCATGGCACGATAACGATGTGGACCCAAGCCAGGCTCAGGCGTCACGCTTTCGTCGGTGTAAAAATATGTCCTTGGCCTTACTGATCCCTTCTCGCCCAAGCGAGCAGCCTCTTCACCCTTGATACCTGTGCCGTAAAACGAAGGATCTGTTTCCGTTAGTCCAGCTTGCTTGCTGAAATGCATCATGGGCATACTTACCGAAGTACCCTCTTCAGGCCTGATGAGCGATCGCAAGTAATCAGGCATCTCACCCTCGTACTTGGTGCTAATGAATTCGGGTGGCAGGAGCACGGGCTTTTGTGGCGCAAACTGGAAGCCATTCCAGGCCTCTTTTAACTGACCATCAATCTCCTTGACCAGGCCTGTCTTGCCACGGCGATTAGCTTCGTAACGCTGCATGTTCAGTTCGTTGATAGTGCGTTTGAGTGCCGCATTCAATGGCGTGTAGTTAACCGTGCTGTTCTGGCCTCGCGTCTCTGCGCTCATTGCAAGTTGCGCTAATGGTGAGTACATCTGACTGTGTGCAGCCCAAGCTATTTCCTCCCCTTTGGGCCCAAACTCGTTGCCGTGGACGGCATGGCCAAAGAAGTCATGCACAGCGCGGAACTTCTCGTTCTCGTTCAGGCCCGTGATCGGATCAACATCTTTCAGGTAAGGATGCTCGTCACCACCTTGGAAGACATACAGGTGCTTGTTGCCGTAGACATCCTGCAGCATTTGCTTGCTGTTGCGATAGTTGCCCTCGCCTGCGCGATGATACGAAAGGTTGATAGGCAAGCGCTTAAATTGCTCATCGGTCTCTTTGGCTAGCTGCCTGTATGAGGCGGCCAGCAATTCATCGTAGTTCTTTGCCCCTGACTGCTGAATGACTTCAGGCATTTGGCTTGCATACTGATCGAAGATCGTCTGCTTGTAAGCAGGGTCCTCGGTGGTCGCAAGCATGAAGGCGCGACCGATAGGCGCTTGCTTGAGGATTGAACTTTCAGAGATTTCTGGCGGTTGGTAAGGCCTGCCAAAGGCCTCTTGCACATAAGTATCTGCCGACTGACGAACAAAGTTCGTCGGGTCAGACATTACTTGGCGTACTGTTTCATCCGTAATTGGTTGCGGAACATCGCTTCCAGTTCCTCCTGCGGGACGCTGTCTGGCTTCAAGCCCATCGCTTTCGAGCGAGCCTCGACGCTCTCCTGCAGGCGCTTGAGAGACGCTAGGACGGACGCGGTAGAACGGTCCTTCTGTGGTTGTTTCATATGACACCCCTTGAGCAGGTATTGTCGCAGCCTTTGGTGCTGAGACTTCAGGAATATTTGTTTTGGTTGCGGTTTTCGCTACATCTTTAACTGCACCCAAGGCACCAGGCATAGCCGCTGTGGTCCATAGCTGGGGCAAAATAGGTGGCAGCTTGGACTCGCGCAAAAGGCGCTCTAAGCCCTCGGCAGTGCTCTCGAGGTACTCAGGGCCAAGCTCGGTCTGCATGGGCCTCATATCGCCTGTAATGAACTCCTGAGAGGCTTCTAAGGCGCGTTGCAGTGGGCTTGTGTCTGAAGGGTCGCCACTCTTCATTGCTTCCTTGATGAAGGCGCCAGCAGTGACGGCAGGTGACACCAAGGTGCGGCCAGCAATTGGTAGGCCTGTAAGTGCGGCGTCGATGCCACCAGCCAGGCGCGGGGCCACTGTCTCGATGTCTTGCAGGATATTGCCTTGGCCATAGCCTGGTAGCGATGACACACCACGCTTTGGTGTCTTGCCCATAAAACGATCTAAGGGGCTTCCACCGTCTTGCATGTTGACACCGTACAGAGCCTCGAGCAGTCGTTTGGGATTGGGCATCATCAGCCTCCGTTTGCGCGGGATGATAACTCGGCATTCCGTTCAGGCATAGCCTTCCCAGGGGTGGAAGCTAACCACCCTCGCCCACAAGGCGCATTTGATGTGCCTGCCAGCGTAGCCTTGAGCCAGCGATTCCTTCCATGCACTTGCTGTCTACCACCCTGATCAAGTGCATGTTGCCCGATACCTCGCTGAGAGTTCAGATGGCGTGCGACAGGGGTTAGTGCCAGCCAGTGTTTAACTCCGAGCAGCCCATGCAGGCTCATTGCTATCGTGCGGAGTACGGACTGTGCATAAACAAAAAAAGCCGTTTGGTCTGCGCCCTGGTGGTGTTCCCTTGTAGTGAAAGGTACAAGGGCAGGACGCATACCGAACGACTCTATCTGCACCACACAGACACCATCATTGTGGCTAAAGTTGCTCATGGCGTCAACTGGCATAGGGATTGGTCCTCGTGATGCCTGCGTCCACATAGTCCTCGGGATCGTAATCATCAGGCGGTAGCGGGTCGATGTTGAGCCAGCTTGCATCCCTGAGGTATCTGAGCGCCTGGCTGAAACTGTCGCAAAAGTCATCGTGGTCGGTATTCGGAAAGCTGCAGATCTGCGTGACCATCGCCTCAGCCCAGTCGCGGACATAACCCGGCCTATTGCTGGACTCGGGCACATACACGCGGCCAGCCTTCACGATGTTGGCCACAATCGATAAGCGCTGAATCTTGTCAGCCCTGCCGGGGTTGTAAGCCCTCACTGGGATGTGTGCGCGCTGCAGGTCTTGGATCAGCACGATGCCAGCGGCTTTGTCCTCGACCAGGACCAGGTCCACCTTCTTGGCCGTCTTGCCCTCGCCAAAGATGATCTCGTACTCGTCAATGACCTTGGGCTTAAGATCGGGGTACTGCAGCCGATCTTGCCAGGCGTCGATGATCAGTACGCACATGCCACCGTCCTGGGGCTTGAAGACACCGAAAGTGATGCTTGCGGTGGGATCGTTGACCGTCTTCTCGGTGAAGGCGCAGTCATAGCTCTGGACCACAAACTCGAGCTTGGGTATGGGTTTGTCAGCAGGCCAAAGCTTGAACCAGTCGCGCTGCACGATACCGCCCTCCTCGGGGTCGATGATCTCAGCGTAGATTTCCTGGCGGCCAAGCTTGGTGCCTTCGTACTGCAGGATCTGGCGCTTGAAGTTCTCGGACAGGTTATCCAGGTTTGAGTAAGTGCTGGCAGTGGTAAGCACCACATCGTCGCCCTCGCGGCTGATCAGGTCGATGATCAGGTCCTTGGGCTTGGGTGTCGTCGTGCAGATCAGCCTGGTCTTCATGTCATGCAACTTTAGTCGCATACCAAACTGGATCTGGTCCCAGGCTTCCTGAATGTACTCCCAGGCGGCAAGTTCATCCAACCACCCGCCGTGGAATTGCGGACCGCGGAAGCGCTCAGGCTCCGAAGCGGGTATGCCTTTGATCAGCGAGCCGTTGGTCAAGCGTAGCTCGTGCAAGGCCTTGTTGTAATCAGCGATCAGGACCGCAGGAATCACGCTCAGGAGGCCCGAATCACCCTCGAAGCATGTACCCCTCACATCACTACTCGTTGGCGCCGCCACGAGCCATCTGGTG